ACTGGCGAACGAATCACTGTTTTCCTCTGGCGGGCAAACGGGAAACACGATTACTCTTGAAGGATTTCGCGCCTCAGTTTACATCGACAATGCGGGCGGAGCGATGATGGGGACGCTTCGGGCGCAAATATTCGGCGTGACGGCAAGCAACATGAACACGCTGACCAGCATGCTATGGGACGACTTGGTTGTGAGTTCTTCGGGATCGTCGTTTGCGTTTAACTCAATTCAGGTATTTGCTATCGACGGGACTCAGCAAACTCTTGTCTATAACGGAGACATCCTGAATTGTTGGGGCGTCTATACCTCGATGCCAAACGCGTATCTCTACGTCGAAGCGCAGATCGGTTACTCCGCACTTGTGCAGCCCGTAGCTCCTCTCAGCATCGCAGCGAATACTGACGTGGCAACAGTCATGCAGCAGATCGCTTCTGGCATGGGATACCAGTTTGAGAATAACGGTGTGAATATCGCGGTGGCTAAAGGTTCATACTGGGGAAACACTCTAATGGAACAGGCCCGCTCACTCATGCAAGCATACAAATTTTGGATGTATCTCGACAGCACAAAGCCTAATACGCTAGCGATTTCTCCTTACGGGCAAGCTCGCAATACGGCGGTTCCTCTCATTTCTCCGCAGACCGGGTTGGAAGGCTACCCGATATTCAACAGCACTGGAGTCAATTTTGAGACGTTATTCAACCCGGCTATTGTCTTTGGAGGAGAGATTCAAATGGTGTCAGCAATTCCCAAGGCGAACGGGACTTGGATCGTGGTTTCGATGTCGCATCAGCTTTCAAGCCAGACGCCTGGCGGTTCATGGAAGACAACTGTTAATGCTGTATCGCCGACGACCGGCGCGCCGCAAGTGGGGGCATGATGGGATCAGTCACCAATCCGGCGGGAATGTTGCAACCCTCGACGCTATGGGGAGTACACAATAATCTCGCTTTCATCATTCAACAGGCACTCTCTAAGGTGCAGACGGCAACGGTCGTCAAGGTCATTGCCTGCTCAAATGACGGCGGTGTGTCCCCTGTTGGCACGGTCGATGTGCAGATTCTAGTGAACCAGATCAGCGGGCAAAAGGTCGCCACTCCTCACGTAACAATGTACGGACTTCCCTACCTACGCATCCAGGGCGGAGTGAATGCGGTAATTATTGACCCACAGCCGGGAGACATTGGAATCGCAGTTTTCGCCAGCCGGGACCTCACGAATGTCAAGAGTACCAAGGCACAGGCGAACCCCGGAAGTTTCAGGATGCACGACTTCGCGGACGGGATGTATCTGGGCGGTCTGCTCAACGGGGTACCCACGCAGTACGTCCAGTTTGGCTCAGGAGGCGTCACAATCGTCTCCCCTGACACTATCACCCTCCAAGCTCCAAACATCGTTCTACAGGGCGCTGTGGCCCAAAGCGGGGGCAATGTGACCATGGCGGAAGATCTGACAGTGGGCGGTGACGTTGTGGCTGATCTCACAGGCAGCACATTTGATGGAATCCCGTTTGCAACGCACAAACACATAGGGGTAACATCAGGTAGTTCAAATACTGGAGGACCAATCGCATGAGTTCGCCAGCCAATACGCTGCTTTTGGACAATTCAGCCTGGGATTTAGTTCTCGACTCCAATGGGTCGATTGCGCTTGCCGCCCCGCCCTACGCCGTCGCGCAGGATGTGGCGAGTGCGTGCCGTCTATTCCAGGGCGAGCTTTGGTACGACACGACACAGGGCGTTCCATATTGGCAACAGTTTTTAGGCCAGAATCCAACCACTTCGCAGATCGCGTCGGCATTCAACGCGGCGGCTCTCAAGGTCCCCGGCGTAGTCACAGCAAACACTGTCATTACCTCAATTGCGGGCCGTGAGGTCAGCGGACAGATTCAGTTTTCAACCAGCGACGGAACTAGCACAACGGTAAACTTATCATGAGCACAAGCGTACCTCCGATTCAATGGCTCACGACCGGCGTCGTACTCCCCACTGATGCGGCGATCCTTGCGGGGGAGCAGGCGGACATAGACACAGCCTTTGGCGGTGGCGTCAATCCCTCTCTCTCTACTCCACAGGGCCAGATTGCATCTAGCAATGCGGCGATCATCGCAGACAAGAACAGCGCCATTGCCTACGTTGCAAACCAGGTGGACCCGCAATATGCTGAGGGGCGTTTCCAAGACGCGATAGGGCGTATCTACTTTATGACGCGGAACCCGGCCAGCTCGACCGTTGTCATTGCGACAATCGGCGGCTTGCCGGGAACCTATATCCCCGCTGGAGTTCTTGCGCTGGATACCTCACAGAACGTCTATCAGCTTCTAGGGGCGGTCACAATTGGCTTGAGCGGAACGATACCCGCAGAATTCGCAAACGTTGCAACAGGGCCGATCCCATGCTCAGCGGAGAGCCTCACACAGCTTTACCAGACTGTGCCGGGATGGGATACGGTAACGAACGCGGGAGCGGGGATCATCGGCTCAGACGTGGAGAGTTCGCAAGCGTTTGAACTTCGCCGGAAAAACTCCGTCGCGCTCAACAGCCACGGCACGACAGATGCCATCTTTGCGAACGTGTATGCTGTATCAGGCGTGCTCGACTGCTATGTAATTGACAACCAATCAGGAGGTACGGTTGACTATGGAGAGACAAGTTATCCGCTCGCCCCACATTCGGTTTATGTTGCGGTCGTTGGCGGCACGGCCAGCGCAATCACACAAGCCATCTGGCTTGCTAAAGACGGCGGCTGCTCCTACAGTGCATGGCCAAACTGGCCAGCGGGGTCCACGGTCCCCGGTGTAGGGTCAGTTGAAACTGTCATCGTCTACGATACTCGCCCCCAGTACGCGCCCAACTATCCGGCCTACGGTGTCAGCTATATCGTTCCCGCTGCAACGCCAATCTATTTCGCCGTAACCGTGACGAACGCACCGGCGCTGCCTTCGGACTATGCGACTCTGATTCAAAACGCGATCATCGCACAGTTTAACGGAGAGAACGGCAATACGCCTGCCGGAATTGCCTCTCTGATTCTGGCGCTCAGCTATACCGGGGCGATCTTTGCAGCGATCCCAGGGCTATCGCTCGTTAGCATTTTCGTGGGCCTGACGGCTTCGCCAACAGGCTATGAAGCAGCAATCGGAATCGACCAGGTTCCAACATTGAGCAGCGCGGATATCAGCGTGGTGAGCATCTAGCAATGGAAAACGTTTCGCAGACGATAATTTCGCAGTTTGGGAACAGCCCGACGATCCTCGCGCTCATTAACTCATTTAATGCCGCAGTCGATCCAGCCGCAGACTTGGATGCTTTCCTCACGCACGTCTGGCAGGTGGACACGGCGCAAGGCGTATTTCTTGACAACGTTTGGGGGCGCGTGGTTGGCGTTTCAAGAATCATCCCAACGAATCCCGCAACGGTTCTGACCGATGCGCAGTATTTGGAGTTGATTCTGCTCAAAGCTCTGAGCAACATTTCGCGGGCAAGCTCCTATTCCATCAACACCTTGCTCATGGATTGGATGGCAGGGCGCGGACGGGCATACGTCAACGACTTAGGAAACATGGAAATCCGGTATATGTTTGAGTTTGTTCTAGCGCCGTTCGAGATTGATATTATTACTCAGAGCGGTATTTTCTTGCGACCAGCGGGCGTGGGCGGATGGATGGTTAACACCGCTCTCCCGGTTTTCGGGTTCAAGGGGATGACGGACGGAGCGGCACCGTTTGGGCAAGCGCCGTTCATGGGCGATGGAAATCCATTTGCTGTAGCGTGAGGGAACAATGCAACTGAGCCAAGTACCAGTACAAATTGTTGAGGCCTGGGCAACGTCGGGGAGCAAGACAAACCCGATCCCCGTTCCGTCTCAAGTGGGAATTACCCCCGGCGCGGCCTCGTGGACTGACGGGTTCCCTCCGCTTTGCGACACCCCGCTTGTATCGGGCGGCATCCCGCCTTCAATGCAGGATACGAATGGCGCGTTGTATCAGATGTCAGCCGTGGACGTTTGGATGTGCGCGGGTGGTAGTTTCCCGTACAACTCTGCTTTCCAAACAGCTATCGGAGGCTATCCAAAGGGCGCTCGTGTTCTCATGGCTAGTGGCAACGGCTACTGGGTAAGCACGACAGATAACAACGTGACCGACCCGGATACAGGCGGCGCGGGATGGGCCAGCGCAGATGAGAACGCGATCACGGCGCTCACCGGGCC